TTTCATGCATCTCAGTCACGTTATAATGAGTGACTGGTAGGAAGTTTAGGCGGAACCTATAAGAACTGGAAACGCTCTTCAGCTTGCGATTGATCCAGCGTTCCAACTGTCGCATCACTGCAAACACGATCTCCTGGTCATTCACAGTACACAGCTGCAGGGTAGTAGCAGAAGGATCTTCGCCACCGCCGAATAGATTCTTATTCACGCCAGCGCTTGTAAAGAATGCGGCCTCAGCATTTGCGACCTCTTTAGAGTCACTGTTCACGCCGCTCTTTTCAAAGTTCTAGCTGCTGATTTTCATGGGAGTAAGAATTGCGCCAATATTCGACGGCAGTACATTACTCATCATGTCATAGAACTCTTTTGCTGTATCATAGTCGATCAGGAAAGAGCCGTCAGTATCATTCACTGGGATCTCCATTGCCAGCGCCTTATAGTTATTGGTCTCACTTGCGTTTTTACTGATGGCACGGTAGTCTTCAATATCGGCAAGCGCACTAAACAAACTCACAAACGGGGGAATGGGGATATAATCATGCTCGTTTACTTTGATACAGATGGACTTAGAACTGTCCAGTTCCTGCCACTTGTAGTTCTGCGAGTCAGCCTTATATTGTTTATACATCGTCTCAAACTCCGGCGGATAGTTGGGCAGCTTGTCTTTGTTGGAATCAAAGTAAGAAAAATCAAAAGCAAAATTATAAACGCCGTCTTCAATGCTGCTTATTTTACAATAGTCGGCATCAAGATTTTGGAAAGCAAAACTGTCATTTGTCTCCCACGCATAGCCATAGTAAACGTCATCGCGAAATGCAATTGTCAGTATTTTCGTAGCTTCGTGTGGGATATTCATCAGCTCAACTGCTGTTACAGCAGAATAATATGCCTTCTTAAATTTATTGGCGTTAATTGTCTTAGAGCGATCAAGTCCATACGGAGAGATCGTGTAAGAATATGTAGACATATTCGCAAAATATTGAATCAGTCGGCGATAGTAGTTTGAAATATTGAATAGATATTTACTCATATTTCGTAGCTGCTTCTCATAGTTAGCTGGGTTGCCAAGATAGGTGACGATCTGATTCTTAGTATATTTTGTATACGTCGGATTTGTGTCGGTACTCGATGCCAGATTGCGGATACCGATATGTGACAGGTTCGCATAAACGCCATTGACAAGATCCTGATATGTTACATAAGAGGTCTTGCCATCTTTGGCATTTGTTACGCGGACCTTTTTCTGCATTTTATCTTCAGCCATTACAGTCCTCCCTTCTTTAATACAGGCGCTCTAAAGTTAAACGTGAGCGAAGTTGGCTTTTTATTCTTCTTCTCCATGCTTCGTTCAACTTGCTGCGCAATGTAATAGTTGTAAGACAGGGAAGAGTAGCGGTCTTTACGGCAGCCGGATTTCTCCTTGACCTTAATAACGTTATTCACAGTTTCGTAGCCCAGGTTCACGAGTTCGTTTACAGCAAGCCCGGTATTGATATATGGCATCTGTAGTGCGGCTCGTTCAGTAGGCGACATTTTATCATAGCCTTTATAGATTTTGCGCAACTGGTCTTCACATCCGTACTCACTCTGAAGCAGATGGATACGTCCTTGCTGGAAACCGCTACGTAATCCAATGGCTACATCACTGTTAAACTGAGAGCTGCCCATAATAGCCTAGATGACCTTTTTGGCATTTTTGTCAGAACAGCGAGATGCGATTTCTTGATTGTTACAGCAGCTAATCGCAGGATACGTTTCGCCTGTTTCTGGGTCATACATATCGCGCATCAACAGGTCAACCAGAGGCAATCCAACACCTCTACAGTCAACCCCGATATAATCACAGTTGAAGTAATCGAAATACCGTCGTAGTTTTAATGCTTGGTCTTGCGCACTCATACCCTCAACGTTCTCTGAATAGACAAAGTTGCTGGTATAGCGCCCTGATTTATTTGGTAGCATACAGTTCAAAAAGATACTGGTTGCGTCGTTGTCGTTTTTGCGGCTACTCATCAATGCTATATCAGCAGTAAGAATTCGAACTTCGCCATTTTTCTTCTTCGGCACGTCCATAGCAGCCTGATTAAGTAAAAGGTTCGGTGCGTAGAACGCCTTTTCAATGACGCGCGTTTTGTTGATGTCATCAAATTGGAATAGCCCACCTTCAGTAGCGCCAAGCCATTCGACCATCATTTCCATTGCGAACTTTAAATCAGAGAAACTGGATTCAGACATTTCATCCTCAACAGCTTCTTTTAACAGAAGTCCCTCTTTGATGCTCATTCTATAATCGAAGGCACAGCAAAAATATTTTTTACTTCTGTCAATCATGTTTACGAAGTAGTCCCTACACTTTTCATAACTCCAATGATTTTGGAACCATGCAGAGCTAAGATAAAACTCTTGATTTCGCTCCGCCAGATGCTTATATTGAGGTTTATCCAAATACCCAGGATGACGAACAATATTCAGGAACTTTTTTAGAACCATATTGATAATATCTTCATCCATCATACGATATTCATCGACCAAAATTAGGTTCGCACGAGCACCACGAGCAGAGTCAGTAGCAGTCACAACTTTGACATAACTTCCGTTCTTAAAAATAATCTCTGCTTTCTGATTGTTGATATCAACTTTCTTTATTTCAGATTGTAATAAAGGACTGTTTGGAACAAGTTCCTTCATTATTTTTTCGTCCAAAATATTTATTGATTGCGTTCGTACTTTACACGCAATGATACATTTTGTACCAGGCCACAAAATACATTTGATTACAATAAAAACAGCGGTTAGAAAGGACTTACCCAAACCGCGAGCGGCAATAAAGCAGAAGCCTGTACATCTCACCATTAAAAACAAAAGAATCTGTTGAAACAGTTTTAAATTTAAATTCAAATATTCTTTGGCAAAACGCTGCGGATTTTTTCGATACATCCCACAGTGCTATGCAACTGCATTCATTATCTTCTCTGATTTTGTATTTGCTACTTCCTTGTCTGTTAATTTTTGTGCGCTCATACTGAACCACCGCCTTCGCCAACACCAAAGATAGTTTCACGCAGACTGTTATCTGCAGAATCATCTTCAGCTGCTTCTGGTTTATGTGCAGTATATTTTTCCATTTCTTCGTCGTATTCTTCTTGATATGGATTCTTCAGATGGAACATCTTAAGCAAAGTGCCCAGCACCCATACTCTGAAATACTTACCGATACCATCAACGTCCTGCCACTCTGGCGACGGTTCTGGAATCGGCTCTTCCTCTTCCTATTTCTGAATCAGCGTGCCAAAAGTATTCGTCTCAGCCAGTGCGTTATCGTTCGTCTGGTTCGGCTTGATTTGGGCAGAACCCATCAGGTTTTGTAGGTTATCGTTTGCTTCTTTGATCTTTTTGGTGTCACCAGTTGCATCAGCCTTTTCGCAGTTAAGCTCTGCTTTTGCGATGCGCTTAAACAGAATCTCCTGTGCGGCTGTCTTGCATTCATGGCGTGTAATAAGATTCTGGTAGTGGTCTTCGAGGAACAGATAATCTTGGTCATCCAAACCACGTCCCCAGTTCTTAATCATTTTTTGAGTGACCTTTGTACCCTTTGTATCGCCGGCAGCCAACGCATCCTTTTTCTTCTGATCGATTACATCATCATAGGATTTACCAGCGTGCTGGCGCATATTAAGCCGTCCCATGTAGGTGTTGATCTTCAAAGCGGATGCGGTAGAATGCTCAGAAGCCTCCAGCAGCTTATCATCAACATAGGTGTCAAACATCATAGCCAGACGATCGATCGCCTCGTCCTCGTCGTTATATTTTTTGGCGTAAAACTCAAACATGCGCTCACGACACTCATTGCACCATGGGAGATATCCATCATTACCCATAAACCATTGGCTCTGCGTTTTTGAGAAATTTCCCTTACGCACGTCATAGATCTTCCCACAACACATACACTTGCCGCCACTCCAGGACGGCGGAACCTTGATACGGGGTTGTTTCTTATCTGCGGCAACTCTGGCCATAGCCAATCACCACCGTTCCGTCGTCCATCATATCATCGAAGCGATATTTGATCTGATCCTATAGTTTTAAAACTTCATTCAGTTTTTTCGTCTTGCGGAATTTTGTATATACAGAGCCGGTTACCGGGTGCTCTCCAATCTCTTCGTAAAAAATTCCCATAGCGCGAACAAACAGCGCTGTCCGTCTGGAATAGCAGTAGAAGTAATCGCCTCCTAAATCTTTGTGATATTTTTCTTCCATCTCTAATTTGGAACCCTCCTTTTTAATTTATTCAAATTTTTGCCCATTCTTCATCTGTCATTTTCCTTATTTTAAATGATTCGTATGGAAGCCCATATTGTTTACACCATTTTCTAATCGCATTATCACTGACTCCGTATTTATCTGCAACAGCCTTGAAATTTCCAATTCGAATATCGTTTTTTAGATCTTCTCGTGTTGGATGTAAGACTTTGCGCCTATTCGGAGATGTCATTGTTTTATCATAGCATGAGGGGCATAAATTTGTTTTCGATTTTAAAGAAGTTTCTTTCCCGCATACACTGCAATATTTATGTTCATTATGCTGCTTCGAATTTTTTGTTTTTAAAAGACATGCAGCTTTTCTTGCCTCCGACATCTTCCTTGCTTCTGGATGTTTTTCAAAATAACAGGCCATATTATATTGACGAGAACACCATTCAAGATTATCTGCATTATTATTTAAACGATTCCCATCTATATGATTTACCTCTTTGAAAATTTC